GGGCTTCCTTCGCCAACCTCCACCGCAAAGGTGGATCCGTTGAATTTGTACCGCTTGCCGCTCGACATGGCTATTCCTTTCTGGCTGTATTACGAATTGGACGACGAAGCGTGGAATTGATAATCGTCCGTTGCTCGATGCGTCTTTGTTTCCGGATCGTATATTTCGAAACCGTTTTGCCTAGTACATGGCGGAAAGGTAGCCATCAGCGCCGCCCGCCCTTGTTCCCGCAGCGCTACCGCCGCGCCATGCGTCTTTGCGACATAGTCCACTTGGACCGTGGTTTGGTCCGTGTCCCCGGTATCCGTCCCGCAGATATCCGGAACCGGATCCGCTGCGATAATCGTATACCGAATGGCCGGCCATATGGCGTCATTGTTTGGCGATTGCGGAAAGGTCGACGGATAGCAACGGTCCGCAACCAGATCCTTCAATGCCGAATAGACAACGCCGGTTATCATTTTTCCGCCTTCGTTATAACTCGCTCGAGCGTTTTCTTCATGGCGTCTTTACATTTTTCCACATTGTCCAAAAGCCCCGTCCGAAGAAATGGAACTGATGGAACTTTGACGGTCCCGAACTCGACCAGGGCGCCAACCTTGCGCGTTGCTATGCGCTCCCCGCCGCGCCGGTAGATTTCCTTTTTGACCGTGACAATATGCTCGGACGTTAATTGCGTTTTGGATTTGGCAATCCTTTTGGAAATAACATTCTTCTCCAAAAGCCCCGTATCTATCCGCTGCTTTAGCTTATTCTTCGCCGCCTTTTTGACGATAGCCGCCGCCCGTCCCGTGGCGCGGCCGGCCGCTTGCTTGGCCACCTTTTCGGAAAGCTTCCGCATCCGTTGGCCTAACTCCTGCAAGCCATCCATGCGGAACGTGATCGTATCAGCCATCATTCTTCCCGCTGTTACAGATAAACTCGATCTCGCGCATTTCCATAAAGCGTTCCGCCGGTGGCCGCGCAATGTTGAAAATCAAAGGTTGCGATCCGTTGCGCTCAAACCGAAGGCGCCATTTCGCCGTTATGGTTGCGGCAAAGCTTGACCACCGGACGGCAATCCGCGTGTCCATATCCGCCGTGATTTGTTCCGATCGTAGCAACTCCCGCCCGCCTATCGGCATGATGGAACAGGACAACCGGCCGCGCGGAACAAACTCCACCACCTCTTCCCCGGAGTCTACGTCCTTCATTGCCATCGGTTCGTCCGCCCAAACCTTGTGGATATAGTCGCCGGCCCTCATGCGAAGTCCAACCTTTGCCCGCCGTAGGTAATGTCCAACAAGGCGTGGACGCCTAGCGGCATTGACGTAACCACGCCACCGACGTTGACCGCTTCCCGGTTTTCGTAAAGGTGGCCAAGGAACATCAAGATTGCCATTTTGACGGTCCGTGGCAGGACGAAGCCTAACGGCGTTGTCCCCGGAAGGTCGTAGCCGGCAACGTAGCGGATCCGGACCGAATTGGTAGCAGCTTGCGCCACCGGCCAGGATTGGCCCGCTTGGAGAATGATCCGGGACGGATTGGCGAAGGCGTCCAATTCGTAGACCGTGGTCGCAAGCGTTTGCTCGAGCCCGTCTACGTCATCGTAAAGGATGGATTCGACCGACTGCGCCGGACCGTAAGGCAGGACGATAAAGGGAAAGGCCGGGAACTTGTTGGACGCCAATTCCATAACGCGTGGCGAATAGGACTGCTCCATGTAGCCTTCGGCATAGGCGCAAGCCGCCGGGATCCCGATATTTTCCAACCAGAAATCATCGTCGGATTCCGGTGGCGTCCCGAAGGTATCCACGCGCAAATGCGCCCGCGCCTCTTCCAAGGATATGGCGTTGCCTTCGGCTTCCCCGACTTGCCGGACGTTAAAGGTTTGCAATGCAAGCCTTTGGGCTTCGGCTATGAATTCGTAAAAGTTATTCATGCCGCTAGCCTTTCCTTTAAGGCGCCGTCCAACGAATGGCGCCGGAAACAATCCAAGGCGGAATCCTCCGTTACGTTGACGATGTCAACACGATCGACCACCGCCGCCGCCAAAGCCCTTGCCCGATGGATCCAGATTCCGAATTGCTTGGCGCTTGTCGGCGCTTCGCCGGAATCATGCCACCGCCCACCGCGCATATCAAAGCCAAGCAAAAGGATCCGCGCCGCGCCGCCGTGAATGGCGATCTGTACCGCTTGCATCCCGCCATTATTATGCGTCCGAAGGCAGCATGGACTCGGATCGAATCCTTCCCTTCCGGTGTTTTGGAGGATGCCGACTTCGAAGGGAACATCCGGCCGGACCTTCGGCAATGGCTCGATCGTAAGCTTCCGCCCTTGGCATTGGAGCGCCTCGGGATTCCGCCGCCACCAGGACGCGTCCCCGGCGTAGATTACGTCCGCATCCGGCGCCAAGCGGAACGTGTCATTAACGGCGATGCGCGGCAAATGCCGGACCTTGTCCGCCACGGACTTGGACATAGAAGGACCGGACGCCAGGACCGCCACCGTTTGCCCTTCCCAAATCCGTTGCATGGTCCAATACATCATAGACAGTCCGCCAAGTCCGCCCGCTCGAAACAGCCAAGGGACGTGTACCGGGAAGCGTTTAGAACCGTGGCGCCTTTGCTTGCCGCGTAGCGGGAAAGCCTTTCGAACTTGGAAGGCCACCGCCCAATGGAATCGCAATTCTGCAAGCCCTCGGGATGGTTGCCATGCCAATGCGTCCGGCCATCCTCGGCAATCTCGCAATCGTAGCCAAGCATAACGATCCGCCGGGATCCCAAGGCAATGGCCAAGGCCACGGCCGATGCGCCGCTATTGCCGAAGGCGTGGAAGCCTTGGATTAACCTCGAGCTGCGAATGTCCCGTTGGACCAAATGCGGAGACTCGCAAAACTTGTCCCCGCTGAAAACCTCTCGGACTTCCTTTATGTATTGCTTCCACCAATTCCGATCGTAAGCGTAAAGGATGGACGCCCATGGACAACGCCGGAACGTGGTATTGGTAACGATAGCCTTGTGGTCCGTTTCCCCAACCATTTGGCAATCCTCGATCGTCAAGCTTGGACCGCTTGCAATACAAACCACCGTGGCCCCGGTCCATTCAGCCATGTTTAACCGACAGGATCCAATCCGGTGTTTTCGGTGGCTTCGTTGTGTCCACCTTCGCCGTATATTGCGATCCGGCAAACGTAACCACGTCGCCGGCTTTGTACTGCTTGCCGGTTTCGAATATGCCCCGGTAGATCTGCCACGGTATGAGGATCTCGTGGCGGACTTCCGTTTCCCCGTTGCTAAACTTTAGGACGATGGTCCGGCCATCCTCTTTCAATTCCGCCGACATCCCTTCCAAGCCAAGTCCATCCTTCGGCCGTGGCCACGTCGCCAATTCCCGGTGGACCTCGAGCGCCAGGATTTCTTTCAGGAATTCCATATCCACCGGATCCGCGTTGCGTCCCGGTTCGCCATCCTTGCCGGGATCGCCCGGAGCGCCATCCTTGCCCGGAGCGCCATCCTTCCCCGGTTCGCCGTCCTTCGGCTTCGGGATGGCGTCCACCGCCCGCGATACCGCGCCGGATATCTCGGAGAATAGGGCGCCAAGGTCAACCGATTTCCCATCTTCCGGCGGAGGGATAAGGGAAATTTGCCGACGGACCTCGGCAGAGACTTCCTCCGGATCTATGGCTTTGGCCATCGGCCGCGCCTCCAATTCTGCTATCCGCTCGAGCGCCTTTAGCAATTCGTCCGCGTTGCCGTTAATGATGTCATTTTGTAGCGCAATCTCCCGCTTGGCTTCGGCAAGCTTGGCCAGGATAGGCGCCACCGTCTTTTCGCAATAGCTTTGGACCGCATGGATAACCATTTCCGCATATTGCTCTGTCTTGTCCATTGTCATTCCCGAATGGTTGTCCATGCCGCCACAACGAAAAGTAAAAGGTCGTCATCGTTTCGAAGCCGGATCCGCAACATATCTTCCGCCGACAAAACCTTGTCCGGCCGGAACGCGCCGCCGCCGCCACCTATGACCACCGGAGGTTCCGGCGGAACGTCGGTCGAATTGGTCCAGGACCAATAGCGGATAAACATTCATCACGCCGGATCAATGGATGTTAATGGATCCCCTGGCGCCGTGGTAACAGCGCCCTGCCATGCTAGCGTAGCGTCGTCCGTCTGGTATACCTTGAGGAAGCCGCCGATAATTTCCGTCTTGTTCCGCAACGCGTAAAGCGCTTCCGAAACCGTCCTAACTCCATCGGATCCGCCGGCCACGTTGCGCCGTAGGATGGCGTCCGCCACTTCGGTGGCCGTGGCGATTGCATCCAATGCCTCCGCCAATTCTGCATTGGTCGGCAAGTCGGCAATGTCCGAAGTCTTGGCCAATCCGTTTTGGATTTCCGCCA